TTTAGAATACTCTAGCGATGTTGTCTTCATCGTGTTGAGACAAGGTAAACAATTTTGAGAATCTACTATACACTACGAATATATATGTCGTAAGTATATTTAAAATTGTTATTAATGCGAATGTAAATATTATACTATGTAAACTTAGGATGTACATTACTGTAATGAATACACTACACACTTTAAATATTACAGACGCCTGTCCTTGCCATGTTCTTACATAGATGTAGAATAGCAAAAACGACGCTGTAAAAAATGTTAGTAAATTTAATACCAATCTTAAAGGATATAACATCTTGTCCTCCTTTCTCTACCACGGACTCCGAGATTTCGCTTTAAGCCGATTCACTCTCTTACCGTTTCCAAAGTAATCGTGTGCTCCCATCGTAATCTCCTTGTCTTCGCCATTTTGCGTAGAATTATCGTATAAACCTTCAGCCATAGAAACAAAGTGCGAATTATCAGTCGCTCTTTTAAACGTGTCCCCTTCAAGGGTTTTAAATCCACTGAAAGTTCCCTCATTTAATGCGTCTATCTTTTTATATTCTAAATCAACCTCTTCTTTTGTAAGACCCTCAAATGGGTCTATCTTTATGTCAAAGGCATCTAGTTTATTATAAGATAAGGCATCATCATCTGGAACATTCGGTGGCATGATACCAAACTTAATATCCATATCCATATCTTTATATAGTACATATAAAGCCATGAGATATGCCATTATAACGTCGTCATGATATCCGGGTAAGTGATCTATTCTTCCTGAACCAGTTACAGTAAGATTCATAAGCTCTCTTGCAATATCAGGAGAATTAAAATATGTCTTATATCTATTAACTCTAGTATTTAGAATTTCCTTAGTCATAGTTTCACGAACATTGTGGTCGTTGTTAAGACCGTATTGACCTTTAGTTATTCTACCATCAGTTGAGTTAATATAATAAGAAGCATTAGACGCTGTAGACTCATAATACAGGTTATCAACTATATCTTGACAGTGTTTTAATTTGTCTACAACACCCTTTCCAATACCCGTTCTTTCGACTACTATTATTGCGTTAGGAGTATACTGCCTATAGAAATCAATTATTATTTTTGAGAAGATTTCTGTATCTTCAGTATTACTTCTGAATGTAAATAATACCTTAGTAGTATGTGGGTCTACTCCAACCATAGTAGAGTAGTCAGACCTATCTGTACCTCCCCCACCTGCTATATCGACTCCTATTACAATCTTTTTAAGTCTTGCTTCTTCAAAGCCCGGATAAGTTTGAAATACAAATCTATTATTTAGTATTATCTCTTTTCTCATAGTATTCTTTGTGTATATCTCAATAAGCTCTAAAGCTCTTCTTGAGAATGGTGAACGGTTTAAAACCCTTTTCCATTTAAGCATTACTTCCACATCGAATACTTCTCTATCTAGCTTTCTTAGTCTTTCTACTAACCATTCTTGAGTAAATCCAAGTTCATTATAAGCAAATGAGCAAAAGACTATATCTTTATTTCCATTTGCTCTCATATACTCTTTTAACTCTTCTTTTGATAAGTCAAACATTACAAGATTGAATTTAACACAATCTTCAAATAAAAGCTTATAAAGCCATTCCCCCTCTTTAGTTGTAGCATCAGGTGGAGTAGATGTCATAGTAATATTATGAGGTGCTCCAACCTTATCAGCATTTGCTGCAGCTTCTTCATGAGCAGGTTGTGCTGACCCGTACGCAAACCAGTTATACTTAGACCAACCTATTTCGTCAAATCCTATTTTAACAAGCGATTTTCCCCGTCCAGTTTTCATTGCTCCTTCTTTAGTTTGACCAGTTGTTCCAGCGTATATCTTGTTATTCCAAAGTTTATGATGTATCTCCATAGTTTTTGAGTAATCTTCACAATCCATTATCTGTATATTACCAGATGAATCTTCTTTAGTTTTGTATCTAAAAAGTTGCATAAAAGATGGAAGAAGCTCAACTATATCTATTACCGCTTGTAAGTTATCCTTTGCTTTAGGTAAGTTATTGGCAAACAGTGCCATTTGTGAATTACGACAAGCAAGGTTCCAACACCAACCAACAAGTGCGTTATCTGTACCAGACTTATAAGTTTGTCTTGGTTGTTCAAGATAATATGTAATATCGTTTGCAGTTAAATACATAGATGTAAAAGAACCTATATGGAACTTCATCTTTGTAGGACCTGCTGGTGTTGGTATACGAACTACTTCACGACAGTAATAAATAAGATTAGTTGTAGACTCTTGAATTATTGCTTCCTTTTGCTCTTGAGTTAAATCAGGAGAGAATGGGTCAACATTATCAAGTGCTGGGTTAGTAAGAAGTAGTGGTAACCACCACCTCTTTACTTTCAAATTAAATAGCACTTTAGCAAAGTTGATTGCATACTCATTACCTGAGTTAAATTGAACTGGTGGACGCTTATTTGGGAATTGTGCCATTAAATCATCATACATCAAGTCCATAGTGTTTTTAGGTTCTCTATCTTGATGTATTACAGCATTCTTCTCAATATCAAAGTTTACATCTATTTGTCCTTTATAATCATATCTTGCTCTAGGAGTATCTGTATCTTCAGGAAGAACAGATTCGTTTGGATTATGCTTATTCATATAAGCATACCTTGCAGGGTCATCATCTTCATAATCTCCTACATGGTCCATGGCTACTAGACTTTCGGCTATACGAATTGATTCAGCGTCAAATCTAACATCTACATTTTCTTCCTGAGACAAGAATTCTCTTATATCTTGGGATACATTTCTTTTGTAATTGGAAAATTGTGGGTCTTCAACGTCATCTAAAAATCTATTGAAATCCATTGTCATTTATTATCCCTCATATCCAGACGGGTAAGCAATATTAATTGTCATTCTTGATTTCTTATGGTCGAACTTACGAGTTTCTTCAATATCCTTTTGAAGTGTGTTTATAACTATCTTAATCGCATCTTGAGCTTCTTTAGTCTTTAGCTTTCTTCTTAAAGCTTGACACTCTTGTAATACAATGTATGCGTTATTAATAGCATCCTTTTTAGAATACTTAGTTGTGATGTATTCCATATCTATTTTAGCAATAGATGCCTCTCTTGCCATATTAGTAACTTTCATCATCTCAGCCTCTATTTCATCTTCTGTAAATGTAATAGATTCAGCATACATTCTTATTTCTTTCTTGTCTATCTTAGCTTGTAGAGCTTCTAAGATATCACAAGATTCAGCATACTTTAAAAGCTCTTTTGAAGCAAGTATCTTTGTCATGTCTTTAGGTTGTACTTCACCGTATCTAAAGTTCTTCTCAACTGTACCTTCAAACGAATACTCCATAGATTTGAAGTTTTCAGGACTTTCCATAAATCCACTATTACAAGCTTTCATTATTCTTGATAGCATAAAATCAAATGGAGAACCAGTTTGTCCTTTACCCATAGTAGACTTTAGTACAACTTCTACATTCATAAGCTTAGTAGTCATGTGAGTATTTAGAATATTTCTAACTATGTATGCTAAAGTAGAATCCATAGTTTTAATATTCTTTGTGTCTCCTTTTATCGCATCATTTATTGTCTCAAATATTACAAGCTCACAAAGTGCAAGTCTTAAAGCGTAAGACCTATGTCCCATATTATCTTCATTTCTCCATCTTTCTACAGCTGTATAATCATTTGTAAGCTCACTCATTCTACCATCAGTTGAACGTACAAGGTCTATGAACTGAGTCATAAGTCTATTAGCTCTCAAGACTTGTCCTATTCTTGTAACTATTCTACCGAAGTTATTTAGATAAGCTATAATGATTGGAGTAAACTCTTTCATTATCTTTTCATTTAAAAGTCTTTGCTCTATAGTTTCAGCCTTTATCTTATCATTAACTGTATCAAGATATAACTCATCTATTACAACTACAAGTCTATCAATACCGTGTAATTCTTTTATAGCACCTAAGTCTTTTGCAAGAGCTTCAGCTAAATCTAAGTCTTCTTCAAGTTCATCATTCTCATCTCTAGTTTCTACTTTGATTTCCATATTTACTTTAGGATAATCAAGAGGAATATTTGTATCTTGAATTATAGCGTCGTAAGTCTTATATGCACCATCATAGTTATGAGCTACTTCCCTTCTTGAGTTATTACCTATATAAAAAAGAAAAGCAGGATATATGTCTATCATCTCACTTGGTTCTTCTGGATTAAATCTATCTCTTCTTCTTTTACAATAAGTAAAATCAAGCTTAATACCAGAAGCTTTATATATTTGTGAACCTAAAAAATGCAAAGGTTCTTTAAGCATTTCTAATTTATTCATATATTAAAAACCTCCTTGTTTTGTTATAAAAATTAACTAAAGGGGTGTTTGGGACGGTTTTGTAAACGGAACGCAGAAAATAAAAAAAAAATAAAGGTGAGGTCGAAACCCCACCAATATTTTTAGAATGTTTTATATCTGTAGAAACCTTTGTGCTTGAAGACATTCTTTTTAACTACAGAACCGTCTTCTAAAGTTTCTTCTACACTTACTCTTTCTGAATAAGCATAATATAGCGGTATTCTGTCTATATCCATGCAGATTAAAACTACTGCAGCTGGAAACCCAGCCACGTGCATGGCTTCTACGCCGTTCAATTCTGCATATTCCACTATATCATTGCAAGTTCTAGCATAACTATCAGGGTCCATTTGAGCCCATCTAGTTTTTAGGTCTTCTGGAAGTTCTACAATATAGTAGCCTTTTTCTTCCAATTCTTTAATTTGGTTCATCCCCAAAATATGGTTTGATACGTTTAACAATTTCTTCATACTAATCGACCTCCCGAGTCTTTAAGTTTAAATTAAGACATTGACATAATATGCCATTCATATTATTGTCTGTCTTCTATGTTTATTATATATAATTGAAAATTAAAATGGTGCAAATCACCTTTTATTAAATATCTTCTCCTTTTTTATTATAAAACACATACAGTTCATTACGTTTGTATTCCGTATAGCCTAGAGACATATATAGTTTTTGAGCTTTATAGTTATTAATACCTGTGACAATTTGAATACCTTTATCTTTAGACTTATGTCTCTCATTCCATAGCATTTTTTCTAATCTACGAATTACTTTAGCACCGTAACCTTTATTTCTAAATTTCTTATCTATGAATAAAGCTATTATTTCTAAATTTGGGGAATATCGTATTGATGTAAAACCTATGTCTTTACCATTAAGTAGTATAAGGAAGTAAGCCATATCTTTATTATTCATTTCTATAGATATACCTTCATCTAATTCTTTTTCGGTAAATTCCTTCTTTTTCCTTTTATCTATAGATATCTCGTAATCTTCTAATTCATCAAAATAATGACGTATTTTAACGAAATCTTTTAAAGTATCTTTGTCGTCATAACCTTTAGAAAATGTAACATGTTTCAATTCTAAATTTTTAAAATCTGGTATTCGCATATTTTTAAACCTCCTAAATGTATTATCTAA